GTAGAATTCAGGTATGTCTTCGTCTTGAATACACCAAGCGCCCCCTGACATTCCATTATGTGTTGTGTTTTCGCCTTTAGAAACTCGTCCATACCGTTTCTTATCTGGATCGGTCTCCTTTCCAGTTCCGTTTAGAAAATCGTTTAACTTAGACTTCAACATCCTGTGATACTAAGGAAAGAGAAGTAGTTGGACCCTTGTCCATTTTGAACGCACGTTTCCTTACTGGGAAAAAATGGAAAGACTTAGAATAAGGAAACCTAATCACAGTATGAAGTTCTGTACACAGTGTGATAATATGCTTTACAATATTGAAGAGCGAGATGGGTCAGCGTTTCTCAAATGTCGTCAATGTCCTTATGAAGAACCTATAACAGCAGAAAATCCAGTGGTCTATGACCACGATTTAATGCAAGATACCTCGATTCAGTTCTCAATCAATCCATATCTGAAGCATGACCCAACGCTTCCAAGGTTCATAAATATGAAGTGTCCCAATATGACTTGCAGTACAAAAGGCAAAGAATCTAACATTGTAGGCATCAAGTTGGACGCCAAAAATGTAGTTTGGATGTATCAGTGTGCAGTGTGTGACGCTACATGGAAACAATCGGCACGGGGTCCGTAGACCCCTTTGGGGGCGTGGACCTTAAACTGGTTGACGAACTGATTTGTAGGCGCCTGTTGCTCTAGTATTCACGCGAGCCAATTGAGGTGTTGGAGCATAGACACCTGAACCTAATGCAGCAGTCAACGGTAGACCACCTACTTGCTGAGTCTTACCTGAACTCAAGGTTCCAGACTGAGCAACAGTGGACAAATTTTTTGGATTATTCACTTTTCCAACTCCAGTGTATGGAAGTACACTGGCGTTTGTTCGAAGTGTGGATGCACTAGGTCTCACTACATACGCTGCCTGACTTGCAAGCAATTGTGCATTCAACTGTGATTGAAGAGGAACGACTTGATCACTTGTTTGAATCTTCTTGGGAATCGCACCATTGCGATAGGACTGAGCAGCAGCCTGAACTTTAATAAAATTCGTATAGTCGGATGCAGAGAGAGTCGGCATTTGTGATTAGAGACGGAAAATACGTCCGCCAACAAAGTCAGGAGATTTCCATCTAGGTATCGCAAGAACACTACCTCGTCCAAACAGCTCTGCTTTTGCAAGGGTTCCAATGTCGGATTTCAGAGGAGCCACGAAAGTTCTGGACTTTTTCTCGGGATCTCGTGTGAAGGTTGCAGAAACACGAGCAAGACGAGTAATATCGGAAGGTTGAGTTGGTATGATAGGCATTTATGTCAAAACGGATAAAAGAAGTTCAACGCAAGAGGTAAGTATGGAGCTACACCCTGAAGTTAAACCGGTCTTCCGAAATGAAGTGTTGGAAATGGGAAAACAAACAAGAATTACACGTCCGTATTTCACCAAGTATGAATACACAACCTTGATTGCTACGCGAGCGCAACAACTTGCCGAAGGCGCTAAACCCTTAGTGGATCTAAAAGGACTCAAAACATCCGACCCTATGTTTCTGTGGACGGTTGCTAAGATGGAAATTGCAGAGAGAAAGTTACCGTATATTATTCGACGACAACTCCCGAACAATACCTCCGAATTCTGGAGTGTTCAGGAACTTGAAAGTATTTGGTGATTACTTGATTGCAATGGCGACTACAAGAGCTAAAATCATAAAAATTAATCCTTCATTCCATCCGTGTTCTGCAGTAAATGGATACAGAATCGGTCCAAACATGTTAGCAAATCCACCACCGATGGTATGAATTAACGCAATCACTACAATAATTGTCAATAACCACTTTTTAAATGTACTCATTGCTTATTCGCCTGAAAGTTTTGCCAAATCTTCGGCAGAGGGAGGAAACAATAATAAAGGAGGACCTTGTTCAGGAGGGTTTAACATTTGAGGAGGGTCATGGGTCAGAATCTTCATCGCCATGGACAAATCAATGGATTCAGAAGGAGTAAAACGGGCACTCACCTTTGCCACGTCTGAGTCAATTTTTTGCTGAAGACGGTTAGGAACAAACGTGATATAGGCAAACGCCAACACGATTGCAATCACCAAAAGAATTAGGAGCCACTGTCTGGGAAACTTCATTGTTCTTCGGGCAGATAAGAAAAACGGAAACTAGGGAGTCAAGACAAGAAGAGGTACAATGGATTTCCCTATTTGTGTAAGATGTTATACATGCAATCTCCCTCTTGCTGGTAAATGGAAGACGTTTCTTGCTCTCGTTGCCAAATATCGTAAACAAGATGGACGTTCTGAAAAAGATGAATTAGTATACCTTTCGAAGACGACTACCGTCACTGCTGAAGGTAGGGCGATGAACGATTTGAATCTTACTCGCGAATGCTGTCGTAGGCACATGTTTACCCATCCGGGTGTATAAACACTTGTCGCAATACGATTCATTCTTCGAAAACTCAGAGCATGTGTCTTCTGGACACAACCATAGTTTAGGAATTCGAATCTTCAGTTTCACGCCCTCCATTCTTTTTTTACCTAGAAGATAAGAGTAAATGTCCTCCTATAGTGAATACCTTGGACGCATGAAACAACGAATGGTGACCATTACAGATACACGACCTCATCGCGATGCGGGTCACCAAACAGAGATTGTCAGACGTCTTGCTGCCTCTGGTAACTTGGAAACGAGGGTCGCAAATACTGCAGCTGGAGTTATATTGAATGCTCCTTCTACACGCACTCCTGTAGGATACATTCATGGAGGTGGACATAAAGTCAAGGATGCACCCATGTATATAGAGTTTACCGCAGGACAAGCGGTAGCGCAATCTGAGTCTCGTAGAAATGCAAAGGCGTCACAAATCACAAATACTATGCCTTGCTTATCTTCAACCCAACTCCCCGAAATAAACGATAAATTAAGAGCCGACGCTGAATTGTCCAAGATTCAGGCAGCACGTCAGATGTATGGAAATGGATACACTAGCAACTGTTGCCCGAACTGCAAGAAGGTTCTACTTGCAAGTGGATGCAATTGCCGTCTTACTGTTGCTCAATCCTCTGCATTGAAGAGTTACATCCAATGGCCTCATACGGCAGATCGTAACGCTTAAACATCTGTCTCTTTTTGTAATCATGTTGACCGTATATACTTATAAAGTCCCCAAACCTACTGGTTGTTTTGATTTATCGGTTGTTCCACTAGATCAATGGATGGAGACAGTATTAGATTTAGTAGCGCATCAGACAGAAGGAACTCTTTGGTTTGGATATTTAGATGGATGGATGTTAACTCCACATGAAGAAGTTGTTTTACGAAAGGCAATTCGTAAGTTTGAATGTATAGTTGTCTCTCAGTTTCCTCTTGCATTCTCTCAAGCGTGGAAAAATGAAATTGATTGCGTGTATACAGACCCACATTACAATGGACTCACCAACACTGACAACAATGGTCGTTCTCTACACAATGGGAGTACGACTCAATACGGATGTACTGGCGCACACACTTCCACTAACAGACTCAGTGATCAAGGTGGAAAAACAAGGAGTTGTTAAACGTGGTTCATCTAAACGAGATCTTATTAAACGAAGAACTAAAACTACACCTCCAAAGCGTACAACTGGATTTGGACATAATTCAATTACCGTTGTTATCATGTCAGATGGAGATGGTAAGTTCCCTCGCAAAGAAATCACAGTCAAAATCTTTCAAAATGGGGTCTTTCATATCACAGGTGTATTGGATGAAATGTATGACCGTGATGTCACTACGAAGTTACGAAGTCAAATCATGGAACATTGTTCAGAATCCATTCTTTCAGGTGAATGGACAGATTCACGTCGTGTAGTTCTCATGAACTACAAGACTAAATTAGCAGAGACTACAAATCTTTCAAGAGATGCATTGTATGCTTCATTAAGAAGTCAAGGTGTAACAACCATTTACGAACCTGCAGTCTATCCTGCAGTGAAGATCTACTTTTCAGGAACTAAATGGATTGCTAAAGTATTTCGAACGGGTCAAATTATTCTTACAGGCATGACAACACATGATGAATGTGCAGCGTTAGTCTCCCAATTAAAGACACTTCTGAAAGTATAAGTATGCCAAATACAACACGAGAACTTACTCCTAGAGAAGTGGAAGCAGGACATCGCGGAATCAATGATGAAGATTTGAGTGCTACGCAAATCCAAGCGTTGGTGCGTACAATGGATGGATCTAAAGAAAAATGGTCTCATCTCAAATCCAACAAAATAGCGTATGAAGAGAAACTTCAAGATGAAAACAAGTTATTGTATTTCAATTATCCTTCTCTTTTTCAAATGCATGCAGAAGATCGATTAGACCAAACCTTTTTTGAAATGCTTTCACTCAAGCGAAAAATTGAGAAAGGTGAAATTACTCCTGAACAAGCAACTCAGATTGTTGGGACAAGGTTGTCTCAACGTTTTGTTCCTGGATTGGCTCCTCAGGATCAACCACAGGCACCGTCACTGTCGTATGCAGAGTATTACAGACAGACTCAGTAGAGGTCCAAACTTCGTAGTTTTCTGTGCTTTTGTAGACTAAGAAGAAGTAGGCGCGCAATTGTTCCCATGTACAATCTGACAAAGCATAACATCTCATACGACTGAGTTTGAGTGAATCCAAGATTCTACATAAGTCTTCTTTGGACATTGAATTTTCTAACACTAAAAAGTCGTTCTCAGGGTTTGCATAGAGTTCACGAATGGACTCAATGCATTCCATCAAACACTTATATCCCAAAATACAATACTGTTTTTTATGATTCAAGTTAATCAATGAATTACAGTATTTATTTGTGAAGTTCTCACGTTTCCACATAGGAATCGCCCACCAATTGGGTGTAGGTTCTTCAAACGCATTCCTTTTTCGCATAGCGTCATCAATCTTGTATTCTGCATACGCCTGTGGAACAATAAACTGAGGACCCAGTCGATTGATTTCTGAATTTCGAATGAGTGAAAAGTTATTCCATCCGTCGTTCATATACTGAATGTATGCTAACTTGTGCACGCGCGCCATTTTGGTCTTCACTGCAGTTCGTAGAAGTAATTCCTGATCATCACAGATTGGAAGAAACTCAGAATAGTTTCCAAGTTCATGTAAAGTTGTTCTTCTCCAAATACGAGGATGATTAGGAACACCTACAATGTGTGACAATGTGTAGTTATTGATATTGGGTGTTGAAATCACATTAACCCATGTTCCATTGTGTTTCTGACAATAATATCCTGCATATCCTAGTCCAAAATGATCACCATACGAATGAGTATTTCCGTTCTCATACAAATGTGCAGTATCCATGTAGACAAATCCTACTTCCGAATCCTTTTCAAAGACCTGAGTAGCGTCTGAGAGACAATCTGGAAGAATTTCATCATCGTGATCTAATTCAAGAAGATACTTACCTCTGCAAAGAGATGCTGCTTCGTTCTTCACATTACCAATGTTCCCACTATTTTCTGACCTTCGATAGAGACGAATACGCGGATCCGCCTTTGCAATACCTCGTAGAAACTCGAAATGTTTATCATCAGGTGAGTCATCTACTACAATCCATTCCCAATCTTGAAGTGATTGCGCCTTCAAACTATTGTAAGGACGATGGAACTTTGCATAGGAATTGTAACAAGTTGTGAAGATTGAAAAAATAGGACGAGTCATTGAATGTGGAAGCAAACAGTTGTGAATGTAGCAAAAATTCACACCGCGATTGAATGCATCCAAATCCTTGATGTTTTCGTAAAAGTGAAGCCATCGTAAACGCATTCGGTTTACAATGTTTCCCATACGTCCGTAATACTCGGTTTCAGACTTACCATAGGTGACAATCAAATGATAATTTGAATCAAAGAGTTTCAGTACTTCATTAGGATCTGAAGTTGGATTGATTGTACAATTGAGTTTGTCCTCGTTTACAGATAAAAAGGTATCAATTGCTGAATACGATTCATCTCGAAAGAAGAGGATGTTTGGATACTTCATACTTCTCTATGTGGATTTACTCCTTAAATTCCGTTCGCAGTTCCATCAAGAGTTTTCCAGTCACGTTCTTGCCAGGCCATTTGGAAGGGTCATTTGCTTTAGCAGTGTCTGCTGAAGTTCCAATACCCCAATACTTATCACGTGCAGACGCTTCACCCATTGGACGTGTTCCAGTCTCTAGAAGTTTAGTCTTTAAATCTGGATGTTGAATGAACTTTGCTTTGAGAGCCATTCGCATAATTCCATCTTTCTTTGCCGTCCATTCTTCTTCTACGAAATCCTTGACTTTCTTACCCAACGCTTTGACTGCTTTAGGGGACGGTGTTTTCAAGATCTTGTCTGCAGTTACACCATCTCCAAACGCCTTCGCTTTGGACCATTGAAAGTAATGTTCAACGGTTGGGAATGTAATTGAATCAATCTGAAAGGGCGCTTCATACATATTTGACAGAATTCTCCATTCACCCTTCCCTTCATCTGCACCTAAGAACAACACTGGTTCACTACCAGGTTCCGCCTTTTTAATAATTCGTTTCTTGACCGGTTTCTTTACAGGTGTTGTAGTGTCAGGTTCACTTCGTTCGTCCTTGGACTCTTCCTT